TGACGGTACATACACAACTGGTCTTGGTATGTCAACAGCAACTGCTGAAGACCTAGGAACAGGCACAAACTTTGGTGAAATGGCATTCTCAATCGAGAAGACAACCGTTACAGCCAAGACACGTGCTCTAAAGGCAGAATACACTGTAGAGTTGGCACAAGACTTGAAGGCAATTCATGGTCTTGATGCTGAGAGTGAGTTGTCAAACATTCTTTCACAAGAGATCCTAGCAGAGATCAACCGTGAAGTTGTTCGTACAATTTACAAGGTTGCCAAGCCAGGTGCTGCTTCAACAGCAACATCAGGTACATTCGACCTTGACGTTGACTCAAACGGTCGTTGGTCAGTTGAGCGTTTCAAGGGACTAATGTTCCAGATTGAGCGCGACGCCAACGTAATCGCACAAGAGACTCGTCGTGGTCGTGGTAACTTCATCGTCTGCTCATCAGACGTTGCAGCAGCTCTAGCAATGGCAGGCAAGCTAGACTACACACCAGCTCTTTCAGGTAACGATTCACTATCAATGGATGACACAGGCAACACATTCGCAGGTGTATTGAATGGTCGCTTCAAGGTGTTCATCGACCCATACTCAGCCAACACAAGCGCAGAATCACAGTTCGTTCTAGTTGGTTACAAGGGTTCAAATGCATATGACGCAGGTATCTTCTACTGCCCATACGTACCACTACAAATGGTTCGTGCAATCGACCCAGCAACATTCCAGCCAAAGATTGGCTTCAAGACTCGTTACGGAATGATTGCTAACCCATTCGTAACAAAGGTTGACGGCACAACTGACGGCGATTCATTCACCGCAGATCGTAACCACTACTACCGTCTATTGAAGGTTACAAATCTTCTATAATAGAAGTTGTAGTAATAAAAATTGGAGAGAGTCTTTACGGCTCTCTCCTTTTTTTATATCTTGGATATAAATATTGTTTAGTATAACATCTAGGAGAACACATGGCTTCCGATCTTCGTCCAGCAGAACTTTTTAAAAGAACCGGACGTGTTGATAAGTTTATTGAAAAGTATGAAAAAAATGATGATTTTTTGACGACCGATAATAAAAAAGTTAAGTTGAAAAAACAAAAACACGTTCTTAATCTTATAAAAGAAGCTAGAAGATATCTAGAGTCTTCGGATAGTTATACTCAAATTCCAAACAATGTAAGAAATGAGTTAAATAATCTTGTCCTAGTATCAAACACTGGACCAATTCATTTAAAAAATCTTTCTAAGACTTATGAGTTTGGAGGAACTGGTGGTGCTTATTCGGCACCCAGTGCTGAGGCTGTTCATGGCTTTTTGTATCGTATGCATCATCTAGATAAAACTTATAAATTAAATATTCCAACTCGCACAGAAATGGGCGAATTAGAAGTTTTAATGTATGTTAACAAATATATTTTGGATATAGAAGGTCCTATTGATATTAAAATAGGAAATAAAATTTTAAAAAATGTATATGGATTTAACAAGGTATCCGGCACACCAAAAGCAGACATCTCGGTTGTAACTTTCAATGAATCTAAAAAAAGTTTTGAAGAAATTTTTTATATCTCGCACAAGAAGGGTAGCCGTGCCAATGATTACAACCAGTATTCTGGAGTGAGTCCGGGTGCAGGAAGTAATATTTACAATCATCCTGAAGTGAAAGAATTTCTTGGACTATTAACAAAATTTTATGATGAGATTGTAAAGGATAAAAAACGTTATTACATGCCTATAAAAGATGAAAAATTAATACAGTATGCTTTGTATGGACCAAAATTTACTGTAGGCGGCATTAAGAACGAAGATAACATTGATATGATTGCACAAGGCAATCCCAGTATTATGAAAAGTGGAAAATTTTATACACTAACATTTTCAGCAGGATCTACCTCTTTTTCTCCTGACATAGGTCATTATAAAAGTGGAGATTATCAAGCTGTCATTGGAGCCAGATATACATCAGACAGAGGGTTTGTTTATGGCGGGAAAAGATATAATGATGTTCGTGTTTTAATTTTTCCTGTTAAAACTTTGGGTAGTGAAGCTAAAAACATTAAAGAGCTTTAGTATAAATATTAGTATCTCTAAACGGAACAATTATTGCTATTCAATCAAAGATAACCGTACAAGAAGCACAATGGGAAAACAAGCAACCTGAAGAACTAGATTATCTTAGACCTAATGGTTTTAGATTTCTAATTCAAAGTTTGCCAAAGGTTACTTATTTCTGTCAGGCTGCAAACATTCCTGCTTTAGATTTAGGGGCAGCTCTTCAGCCAACACCGTTTCTTGATATCCCAAGACCAGGTGAGAAAATTAACTTTGGTGACTTAATCATCAAGTTTATGATTCAAAAAGATATGGCTAACTATATTGAATTGTATAACTGGATTATTGCATTGGGCTTCCCAGAAAATCACAGTCAGTTTAGACAAAGACAAATTTCACAACAATTTAGAAACCCAGACAATAGTGTCATTACATATGCAGACGGAACTCCGGCACGTAGAACTACCGATGCTTTTGATTACAGTGATGCTAGTCTATTAGTTCTGGATGGCAACAGAAATCCTGTTGTAAGTTTAGACTTCCAAGAATGTTTCCCCACATCTCTATCGGGTATTGATTTTGATATCACTACAGGCGATACATCCTATTTTACTGCACAGGCAGTTTTCAAATATCGTCAGTTTAAAATCACACCTTTGACTTGACAAAAAATTATAACCTGTTATATTATCTTAGTTTATATGTAACAGGAGCATATTATGAAATTAGATGAGCTACAGAAAATGTGGGAAGAGGATTGCCGTGTTGATCAAACCAACTTGGGAAGAGCTGCGGCAACTGTTCCAGAATTGCATGCAAAGTATATTAATATTCTAAGCACAGTTAAGTTGCAGCTCAGAAAGGCAGAGACAGATTATCTTAGACTTCGTAAGTTAAAGCAGGCATATTTTAGAGGTGAGTTATCTCAACAAGAGTTAGAACAACTTGGTTGGGAACAATATTTAAACAATCGCCCACTAAAGAATGAAATGGATGACATTATCAATTCTGATGATGATATCATTCGTATCCTAGACAAAGTAGAATATATCAAAACAATTTTGTATCAGCTAGAACAAATTATTCGTAGTATCAATAGTAGAACCTGGGACATTAAATCAAGTATCGAATGGTTTAAATTTACAAATGGTGGATTGTGAGTAATATAGTAAACGTTTCAAAGAAGAATGAAGTTTACCTTCAGATAGACGCAGATCCAAGTATTCTGTTGGAGATGAGTGAATTTTTCACATTCACTGTTCCAGGCGCACAGTTTACTCCCATGTATCGTGCAAAAATGTGGGATGGTAAAATTCGTTTGTTGAACGTCATGACTAAAGAATTATATGTAGGTTTGCACGAATATGTTAAAGATTTCTGTGAAAGAAACGGATATACTTTTCAGAACAATATCAAGAATAACATTGATGACATTAGTAGCCTTGAAAGTTTTGTAGAGAAATTAAACTTACATTCCAACGGCAAGAAAATTGAAATTAGAGATTATCAACTAGAGGGTGTAAGAAAGACTTTACAAAAAGGAAGAACTCTTCTTCTTTCTCCTACTGCTAGTGGTAAGAGTTTGATCATTTACACATTGGTTCGTTGGCATCAACAGTTCAACAGAAAACAATTGGTTATTGTCCCTACAACATCTTTGGTTGAGCAGATGTACGGAGACTTTGAAGATTACTCACAAAAAGATGATTGGGGTGTTTCATATAATTGTAAGAGAATTTATTCAGGTAAAGAGAAAGTAAATGATGTGCCTGTAGTAATTTCTACGTGGCAAAGTATTTACAAGATGCCGAAAAGTTATTTTGAAGAATTTGATGTTATCTATGGTGATGAGGCACACTTGTTTAAAAGTAAGTCCTTAACATCTATCCTAAATAAGTGTGTAAAGGCAGAATATAGAATTGGAACAACAGGTACTTTAGATGGTACTAAAACACATAGATTGGTTCTTGAAGGTTTGTTTGGTCCTGTACACAAGGTTACAACTACAAGAAAGTTGATGGATGAAAACAAGTTGGCTAATTTAAAGATAACTTGTTTGCAATTAGATTATACAGACGAAGAAAAACAACTTTGTAAAAAATTTAAATATCAAGAAGAAATTGATTGGTTGGTAACTCACCCAAAAAGAAATAACTTTATTCGTAACTTGGTATTAGATCAAAAGGGAAACAGTTTGGTGTTGTTTCAATTTGTAGAAAAACATGGTAAAGTATTGTATGATTTATTGAAAGAAAAGGATCCAGAGAGAAAAATATTTTTCGTTCATGGTGGTGTTGATGCTGAAGACAGAGAAGATATCAGAGCCATTACAGAACAAGAAGATGGTGCAATCATTGTTGCATCATATGGAACTTTCTCAACAGGGATAAATATTAGAAACTTACATAACATTGTTTTTGCGTCACCTTCAAAATCTAGGATTAGAAATCTTCAAAGTATTGGTCGAGGATTGCGTTTGGGCGAACAAAAAACTAAGTGTAAGTTATATGATATTGGTGATAATTTGTCATGGAAGAATCACAAAAACTATACATTGCTACATTTGATTGAAAGAGTTAAAATTTATAATGAGGAAGGTTTCGATTACAAACTACTTACGGTACCGTTAGATGGATAGCACAACCTATTATAAAGTAGTCAGGTTAAAAACAGGCGAGTCCATTATATGTTCAATGGATCGTGATGTAAGATCATTATCTTCTGAAAATTTTTTGAAATTAAATGAGCCTGTACAAGTAGTACAAATGAAAGAAACAACTAAAGGTAACATGGTTGTTGGAGAAAACTATCTTTTAAGACCGTGGATGGGTCTCAGTGATAGTGATGAATTTATGATTAATACTGATGTTGTTTTAACAATAGGCGACTTGAAAGAACAGGTTCGTGAACAATATGTAGATTACATAGAGCACACGCATGAAACAAAAAAGCGTCAAGAGGATGATAAAGCAATATTCAAACTATTGAAAGAAGTTAATCCAGGAAATGATATTTACATTATTAATGATGACATGATTTACGGAGATGATAATGAGTAGAAAAACTAAAGATGAAAGTAGACACTATATTAATAATCAAGAATTTTTAGATGCATTGATTGCATATCAGGAAGAAGTTGCTATCGCAGAATCTAAAGGTGAAATGAAACCTATTGTTCCAGATTACATTGGTGATTGTTTCATCAAGATTGCAAATCATTTGGCATATAAGAGTAATTTTATTAATTATAGTTTTCGTGATGAAATGATTTTAGATGCAATTGAGAACTGCTTGACATACATGCATAACTTCGATCCAAACAAATCAAGAAATCCATTTGCCTACTTTACACAAAT